CTGAAGCTAAAAAAGGATAGAAAAAAGCTCCGAATCTCACGATCCAGAGCTAATAAATATACTTCGTTTTCATTATTAATAATGAAAAAACTGTTATTGATGCGCAAATATACTATTTACTTCTTGACTTAAATATCAGCCAACAGACAATAATAATAGCCATTATCAGACCACCAAATGCCCAGCCACCAAGCTCCATCTTCATAGACTCCCAACGAGTTAGCTTCCTTTCAACGGGATAAGGCACCTGAACAGAATCAACCTTAACGAATGAATCCACCCGATTAATGAATAGGTACTTATACTGATATAGGTATTTATCCGCAAAAACGGTATCTCCCTTGGTGTAATACCGAACAGAATCCCTCAAGTAAACACTGTCGTGCTGCAAGCGATCAATATAACGGTATTCAGTCTTTATCTTTTCAACCGGCACATATTGAGTACGGCAAGAGGAGAAACATGTTGCTGACGCCAGCAAGATAATCAAGAGACAGACCGGAAGTTTCATAGTAAATCCCATCCCTGCTCGACATCCGCCATGACAGCCGGTAGACCATTTTCAACCTGGCTAATTGCAGCAGCAAAAGCACACATAGTAGATTTGTCGTTAATATCCGGAACGTACGTTGACGGAACTTGCATTTCGCTGCACACACGAGTGATGTATCCGGAAGTGTTGTTCTCGCAGGGAGGTGCCCAACGATTAATAAATTCAGCAATCGTCTGCCGATTGTGCAATCTACGGTAGTTCTGCAGTAACTTGATTAATGCCCGATAGCCATAAGCCATAGAGCTAAACTGTTTGAAACTCTTGTCCTGGCTCGGAATAACCTCTCCTTGCCATTTATCCCGGTCATGACGAATGTTGCCAGGGTTGCAATTACGTAAACCTCTACTCATAATTAATAAGAATTTTACTTTAATATATCATTAATATTTCTCCCTAATTTCCTCTCCATTTCACCTCTGAGTTGTGCACGAAACAGCGATATAAAGGGAAAATTGGGAGCGATGATAAGTATACTGGCAGAGAAACTCCATACTTCACAGGCACCGGCAAGACCGGCAGCAACAGAAGTAACGGCTACACTGGCATGAAATATCTGCTCGATCATGTAAACCGAACAAAGGCAACTGGCATAAATGGCTACCTTTTTACACGTTTCTCTTCCAGCCTCGGAATAGGCAAACTCTCCTTTCTTCAGTGATACGGCAATACCCCACCCCAAATCAATAAGGACAAGAATTCCAACTACAGCAAAAGGATACCAAGCAGGCGCAAAGAAATGGGCTATAAAGATGACAACTGTTGATAACCAGCCATAAACAGTGCTCAGAATACGCTGAAGATGTTCAAGGAGTGATTTAATAATAATGTCCATATCTTTTCTTTTTTGACAAAATTACTATCGAAGTATCATGACCGAAAGGACGCCATCCGAGCTTTGACATTGAACAGATCAGAAGCATCAGCCTCGAACATCATGGTCCATCCGATGGATTTTAGCTCTTTGGCCACGAACGGGATGATATCAAGACTCTTTATACTCGATCGGTTTAACCAAGGGACCTTCCCACTTTCTGCATCGAACAGAAGATGGGCACGCAGAGCGTTCAGGTATTCAAGACAAGTGTCTGAAGCAATGGCTTCCTCGACAAGATCCGAGGAGTCTGATAGTTTCATTGCGATTGTGGCCGCCAGCTTCTGGGTATCTTCGATTGAGTTCCTGTTATCACTCCTGGAAGAGAACTCACCATAATCAATAAAGAGATAAGTCCCCACCAGAGTATCAATGCGGGCTTTAACCGACTCAAAAGACTGTCCAAAAACATACGACTGAATTGTAGGGATCAGCGGATCCGGCATAGCTAAAATGGTTTCTTGCAATTCGGCATATTGCGCATGTGAACTACTACCATTGTTAAAGATGGAAAGCACGCCCTCTCTTGAGGGATACTTCGCGAAGTAAGAGAATAAATCAAGTATCATAATATTTGGTTAATGATATGGAGTGGTAAGCCTGTTTCCTTCTCAATGTCTGTTTTTTCCATTTTCATCGCGTCCATGCTTCGAACGGTTTCAATGATCTTCTTCCGAAGGATAGTCAGGTACTTAATAACATTCATCTGCTCGATGGCTGTAATATCACCAAGTCCATCATTACTCAAGTTATACAGTGACTCCAGTGCACCAGTGCCAATGGCACTGCATTTACCTTCTTTCGCTGCAGTCAGTAACCGAAAGTCTGTTTGAGTAAACAGGTAATTGTTGAAAGCCTGAAAATTGAAGGCAATAGCCTGTAATTCGTCCTCTGGAAGTTTTGCGAATACTGTAGCCAACCGGTGAGCACCTTCTGAAGTGTATGTACCTGGATAATACAGGATCGCTGCTAAGAGTGGAAGCATGTCTACAGACTTACCTATCAGGGCACGGGCCTCGATGTATTGCAATGCCGTTAACGAGCAGGTCAGGACATTGAAATTGGTATCGATGGAATATGCTGAATAAATATCGTCATCAATAACCACTGCCGGAACCAGCTGTTTGCAAAAGCAACAATCAAAGGCAAATTTATAGTCCAAGCGTGAGAGATAGCGTGCGATGGGGAGACAAGTCAGTCTTTCCGGAGGAGTCTTTTTACAAAGTTTCCTGGTTTCAGGATCCATCTCGCTTAAAGCCATATCATTGTCCGGATACATAATGACGAATGGAAAGGTAACCTGTTCTGCCAGGAAAGCCAGGTTCTGGAATGATTCTTCTCCCCGGATCTTCTTTGGCTTCCACCCCATAACATTACACACGTAGTTTACTCTCACCATGGCCGGTGAAAGTTCTCCCTTCACCATGCGATTAAAGTCACGGATCAGACTAATGAATAAATAACTATTTAGTTGGTCCCAGGAATTGGGAATATAATACGTATTCCCATGGACCATAAACTCTATTTTGTCTTTCATGGCATCATTATAATTTTGTCGTCCGGAGTATTAAATGATGTTTCTGTATCTACTATACCGGAATCGTTGTTAGACAACATAAGGTCAATGTTCTTAAGTAGTGATTGAGCTTCACCGGTTAGCTGTTCAGCAAGTGCCAACATACGTTCCTGTTCATCCTTTCCGGATCGAGTGGTTTTAGAGTCATCGAAGAGATTACGAATGGTAGATGGAAACTCAAGAATATCCAATCGACGCAAGGCAAGAGCAATCGTACTTTTTGCAAGAGCATGCAGTAGTAAATCCTTCATCTCCTGATTATCAACGACACGTTCAAAGTAACCAGTCATCCCTTCATCCAACACTTCTTTCTGAAGTGGTATGATCCGGAAGAAAAAGAGATAAGAAAGGTCAATCGAATATAGGAAATCAAAGTCCTCTGCAGTCTGAATCCGAAGAGAGGAAAGCAGTTTGCAGTAACGGGAATTCTTCCATTCTTCCAGACTTTCCTCCTTATTGAGCAACTGAATCAGAGTATCCATACCACTGAAGTAGTTCTCAATATAAGACCGACGCATGGCTTCCATCTCATACTTGTAGATGTCAACATCGGATTTTCGTTGTTTGACAACATCAAACACTAACTGTTTAGCAAGTGTTAAGTTGGCCATTGCGGTCAGCAAAGCATCATGTATCTCTCCTTCTTTCTTGAGAACTATATCATAGACTTCTTTAGAAAGGATAATACATATCTGCTTCCGGGCAGAAGATGCTGAACTATTGAGATCCTTAAACTCAATGTTTGTCTCTGAATAGGGTGCATAATGGCGGAACTCAGTCAGGTTTTTAAATAGCTCTTCTAAAATGATCATGATTCTTGCTGATTTAATCGTTCGTTTGGTTTAACATCTTCTTGACGACTTGGAATTTCCCGATAAAATCCAAGTCTATAACCTTGCTTATACAGTGCCGGGAAATTGATTTGAATAGCCCAATTAAAAGGTTCACAGCAGATTTCTTCGTCTGGAGTAAGGGACATCAGGTAGATCAGATAGTTGTAATAAGCGTCGGATCCGGACTTGGATATCACGCCATCTTTTCCAACACTGGAGATAGAGGAGTCAAGTCCGACACTTGATAACAACACTTCATCAGCACGCTTATCATAAGAGATCAACGATTCAATATACTCTTTGTATTTCAGGTCGACAGTTTCGATTCGCCAGCGTTCTTCTTCATTACTACTGCTTTTAAAACTGATTGTTGCATAAGCCTTCCCTTGGTTATCGGCTCCGGAGAGATATTGTGAAATCTTGCGGAGTTCGGACTGGATATACTTGATCAGTGTAGACTCTTTGAACTCGATACCTATATCGATTCCATTAAATACATATAGCTTCACTCCGTCCTTATTTCGCTTCTTATTTTCATCACAGAGCTTCTGGATCTGAGTGCGCTTGGCGTTTATCCAGGCATTAGGGATAATGATGTGTATTTTGGCTGCCAGGCTATTGCGTAAGAAGGAGTTAATATACCTGGCTGTCGCATTAGAACCTCTGATATACTCCTTAGTGCCTTCATGCGTTTCATTTACACCATAGAACTCATCAACTGACTTCTCCCGGTGATGCGAGATGGCAGCATACTTATAATTGGCTACTTCTGCCAGGTTAAACTTTGGGTAAATCTTGAAGTTGGAAATCCCATAATTCCAACGCCCAACTGCGATAAAGCGGAAATCACGGTAGTAGACCAGGTCGGTAGCGACATCCTTTTTTGTCGTGGCCAGCCTACAATGTCTATTCTCCATTGTCTCAATACCGGCAACAGGCAGTGCCCCCAAATTCCGGCCTACGGAGAATCGCCATTTTACAAAGTAGTCACGAAAATAATAGAAGTCTTTAATTAGAGCTTTAGCTACTTCCTTATAATCGCTTTCAAGTCCACGGTCTTTCCAACTATCCAACCAATTCATGATCTCCGGGCACTCAACCCATTCACGTTTAAACTTGCCATCGGCAAACACAGTCTGATACACTGCCGGTCCCTTTCCGTACAGCATATTCACCTGCTTGGTAATTAAGCGCGGCAACAATCGATTCTTCTTAAGGTCCGCAGCCACCTCCTCACACTTCATGTTGTTATAGCCACGGCTACACACTTGATAGCCATTAATAGATTGCCACTGCATATCCGGTAATGGATTGTAGTCTCCTACAGAGAAACCCGGATCATCCATACCAGTTCGGGGGTTGTCCCCAACCTGAAATGATATCACATTACTTTCATCGATGTAGCAACCATAGTCACCTAACATCTTTACATCACTCATAACCAGTCGATTTTATGTAGTTTAAAATTGTCCTGTGGAAAGCCCATGTACCGGATCAGGATCCTGTAGCACATCTTTGGTTCTCCATCACCATCAGTGAAGAGGAATAGATTCTCTCCATCGATACTAAACCTCTCATGTGGTAACTGAGTCCGAAACTTACATCCCTCCCGGATCACCAGTTTGGCGGATGCTTCACCCTTCTGCCTCGAATAAGAGAAGAAAGCAATCGTAAAGCACCCATCAGGCAACTTCGATATTTCTTTTGCCCATTGCAGTGCATGCGGTCCTGTCATTGTCGTTTCCATGCCCGAAAATACCTGTTTCTGAGCCTCCCAGAAAGGACCGGCGGGATGACACCCTCATATTTCCAGCCAAAGACCGAAGGCTGCACCTCACATCGAATTATCAGCGGGGCGTGGAGATAGGGAGCTGACGAAAAAAAAGAAATAAACTTTTGAAACGTGATAAGATTCATTTTCAATAAGTTAGTATCTTTTTCAATGTCAAACAGGACAATTTTTATAGATAATACAAAGTTTTTCATGTGTACCGAACTTATTATATAGAGAAATTATCAGGTAAATCAGTCGGAATTGAAGATAATTCAGCTTGAACACGGTCGCCATAACGTCCAAAAAGCAAGTAAATAAGTGCACTTGGTATCTGCGTTGTGAGGCCCGCTTGAAGTTTAAGCGGTACTTTTACCTCAGATGTTTTATCCAACTCAATACGCCCATCTGTTTTTTTGAGAGGCGACAACATAATCGCACTACAAAGGTTCTTACATTCGTTTTCGTCGATAAGGACGCGAGGCAATGCGTTACTGCGATTGCCAAAGATAAGAAGCAGGAGCTTGAACTGTTGCCAGTGGTAAATAGTTGCCTGACCTTCGTTCATCAGCTCGACAGTAAAGCCATAAGACTCCAGCTCTCGCTTGAGAATGCGGGAGTCGGTGGTTATCTTTTCCAAGTCTTCTTTCTTCTTGTTGCCGGCACGGTCAGGATAGAGAATGATGTGTTTATTGATAGCATCCTGACCAAAGAACTCGTAGAACTGACGGGCAAGTTCCGGCTGTTCGTCCGGATAGTAACAGAAGAACTCTTTCAGTATCCTGAGTTCCGAACCGTAGTCTTTCTCCTGGCCAACGGTCAGGCTGGAGAAATGTCCGGGATCATAACCGACGAGCAGCTCGTCGCGCTTATTATAGTGCTTCAGGTAACGTGCTGTTAAGATGAAGTGATCCCGGAGATCAAGTTTCAGGATGGACTCGTAAATATAACTATCGGCAAACTGATGTAAGTCCTTTTTAAAATTAGCAAAAAACTTGTTTACAACTTCTTTGTGCCGGATAGCACAGATAGAAGTCAGAAACTCGTCAATATCAAGGGTTTCAATCTGAGTTTTGAAGAATTTAGGCCCTAATATATCTTTGTTACAAAATGAACTGGCACGCACGTACAACGTAGCATTACGACGCATATCGGCAAGACGAGGTTTCCAGAGTGCGAGTGTACGTTCTACTTTCTGAAGCTCGAGGCGGATGGCTTCAAGAATAACCGGATTGGTAGTTTGTTTTTGTTGGGCAAACAGCTTGTAACGCTTGTACATAGCTGCATTTACATGAAGGGAAACTGTAGCTATTTCCTCAAGAAGTGCCTGGTCGATATTGTTTTCGTATTCTTCGAACCAGTCATCTTCGCCAAGATCCACACGAGCTGTATCGGAAACACCAGTTACACCCTGATAGTATTGAGACATACGAATCTCGGCAGAGGATCCACGAAGTGACGGGAAGAGTCGTGTCTTCAGTTTCTCACCTTTGTTGTGCTTCATTTCCTCAATAAAAGCATGTACACCTGAACGACCGGCAACAGACTCCGGCTGGTCGGAACTCACCATCTGCAAATGATGACCATCGCGAAACAGGATGCTGTGTTTCGGGTATGCAATAGGATAACGTGGATGACGGAAGTGAGAAGGTATCTTTGCCTCTCCAACAACATAGTCTATCCCGTACTCCAACATCGGACGAACACGCCCGGCAACAGTTACCGGTCGGGAAAAATATGCCTGAATATTAGGCCAGACGTTTGTCATCAAAGCAATATATGTTTTGTGCACCAGGAAAGAAAGTTCTCCGGGCATATCATTGGCAACCCGGATAATACGTGGTCCCATAACTCCTTCAGTCTTGCCGACCGCACGGGCACCTTCAACAAATATATTGTTAGGATCCAGCACATTCACCTGAATCTGCATAGAGTTCATGTAGTAACGTTCGAACTCAACTGTAGCATCGAAGGTATTATCGCTACAAGAAAGGCTGTCCCGGGATTGAGAATAAAGTTCTATCGACATAGTTATTCTTCATTGACTTCAGTAAACTCAGCCTCCTGGATATCAGCATCACGCAGGAGACGTTTTTTCTCTTCCTTCTCGATCGGAAGTTTATCAATCAGATTCAAATAGAATCCTTCGTTATGTTTTGATGCAATTTCTTTCAAAGACTTCTTAGAATATCCAAGTTCTTCAGGAGTGATCTCCGGAGAAATAAGGAAGACAACACCAAGATCACGATCGGCTTCAGCAATCTCCGATGCCCGGCGACGACACTCGGCAGCAGCATCGTAACACTGTTTCTGAGTTTTGTAGTCACCACGGACAGCGGAGAGTTTAGCCAGGTCTTCGTATTTATCTGCATAGTTTGACTCCCATACTTTGATAGATACATTATTATCAATCGAAAAGTAGTTGATGGCAGCATATATACGTGCTTTACAAGTACGTTCATCAAGATTAAGGTGCTGTAAGGCATTAATACGCTGCTTGAGTAATTTAGCAGCACGGGTAATGTTCCGTTCGTATTCGTATATTTCAGCAGCCCACTGCAGCTGCTTGAGGAAGAGTTGTACATCAGCCGGTATGCCATCGCTCTTCCCAGAAACCAGGAAGGCAGATATCATGTCCGGATGTATCTTATCAAGTATATCAAGTTGTGTCATACGCCGAATAAATTCTTTCGAAGTTCAAGTTCTATACGTTCATTTTTGCGGGTTTCCAAAGCGGTAATAGCATCAATCTCGCCAGCTTCAGCACGTTTTGCCAACTCTGCATCAATATTATACTCACCCAAAGCACGCCCATTGCTGTAGGCATCGTTGTAAACATCACCAGGAAGACCGATACGAATGGTAAGAGCAATTTTCTCTTTACCTCTTAAACCAAGGAGGTTACAGATACGTTCTGCAGAGTAACCAAGTGCGCCAAATGTGCGCACTTGAGATACATATTCATCACCAATTAGAACGACCTTGTCTGCGTCAGAAGTCGGTGTCAGTTCATTTTTCATTGAATCTATATTCGATATCATTTATAAATTTATAAATCTGATAGATTACTTGAGGAACCATCGCATTACCATAAGCCTTTATGGATTCTGTTCTCCATCGATTAAAGGCTGAGCTTCTGCTTGTATAGCTACTTCCTTTAAAAATGGCCTCGAAATCCAACCTGTCGGAAATCCCATCATCTCTTCCACAAATAGGGGATTGAGTTGGGAAGTTCTCCCAGAACCGAAATCCGCATGAACTTCGCTCCTCAAGCTCGAACGTTGGAAAGCTCTTTGTCTTCTGGTAGACCCACCTTTCCAGTCTGTTGCTGTCGGAGTGCACATCAGCCTGAATATCCTGCCGAGCCCTACACTGCCGTTCTGACCGTTCTGATTGATTTTCCGTGGTACTCCATTCTTTGTTAAAATGAATCGATCGTTGCGTCCAATCACTGCGCCAATCGAACTGTCCGCTGCTTGTGGAGTTGGAAGCATTTCGAATATTTTCTCCGGAAGTCCTTGCTGTCTGCTGTTGGGTCCTCTTCGTTTGAAGTCGGACGCCGTTACGGTGGGCAATAAACCACACCCGGTCTCTTCGATGGGGCGCACCGACGGCACAAGCCGGAATAA